GTTTTTGAACCTCTGGACGATCCCAAATGTAGTACTCAGCAATAGACCTAAGTTTAGTTTTGCGCTTGTCGGCATCACCCATCCAGCTCAAGTGCCATCCCGCATCCCGGTCACCGACATAAAAATTATTTGTGGAAGCTCGTAACGAGGATAACGTTCCAAAATCTCGGAGTTGTCCCACCGTGGATGCGGTGCCGCAACGCCAGTCAAACAACTCACCTTTAGGCGAAACAAGCTGGCGGTCAGCACGTCCGTAGTGCATAGACATACTCATACGAATAACTTTATCTTCATGTTCATCTACTGCTTTCTTGATCTCATCTATTTTTTCAGGGTTGGTGATCTCATCACAATCTGAACAAATAAAATAAGTATCGTCTGGCATCATAAAAAGACCGACACTCAAAGCATCACGTTGACCTCGCTCACGCACCCAAGGGTCAGGAGCTTCTTCGTATGAAGGAAGCTCCACATGGAGAACCTGAACTTTGTCGTCGGGGATACCAAGCTCTTTAAGTGTTTCTACACACGTAAACTCTTTTGGCTCACCTCGATGGGTGTAGTTTGCGTCGGTTATCAGAAACCCATCTACGTGGTCCCGCAATGTATTTATGCGCAGCTCTAAAATTTCGCGCTCATTAAAATACGGAAAGCAGTCGATTAGCACAACGATCAGCCGAGATAGCAGTATATTAACTCAATCTTCGGGTCCAACAACCGCACTCATGCGCTCTTTGGATTTTTTTATCAAGTAATCTTTAGTTTCTTCGGCATTTACATCCACACCAGGATCAAACTGCTCCCCCGTGGCAGACGAAGACATACCAGTCGGAGCTTCAGGAGAGTCAACTTCAGAATTTAAATTATTCTGAACTTCAGTTCCGTAAGTCTCCCCAGGCTCTCTATCTCGACGCCTTTGCTGATTGGCAGCCGAAACCGCTTGGTCATAGCGCTTAGACAGCTCATCTCCGTAGGAAGCAAAGTCAGCCATGATTAGTAGAGAATGAATAAGCCAGGTAAGTTACCGCTGATAACAGCAGTACAAGAAATCGGGAACAATTGATTACCCTGAAGTTCGATAGCAGTCGCCTGTTGACCAGGTGCGTCGGCTAACTCAATAGTCAAATAACCCTTGTTTTGATTCGGATCTGCTTCTAGGAAAATACCTCGACAAGCAGGAAAATTTATTTGTTGCATATCCCCTGATAGCGACACCCCAAAACCACTTGCATAGGGGAGAGTAGCTGTCTGACCAAAGTACCCGCCAAAAGCGCGAACGTTCATTTTTTTAAGCCTTTCTATCAGTCTACTTTACTTAATTCGATTAGCTTCTTTAAATACCACTCTGCTTTTTTGAGGTCTTCCACGCCGTTTTTATGCTTAAACCGCCAAAGATACTTGAAACAAGATAACTGACAAAAATTCTTGGTAGCTTCTGTGCCAGCCGCCGCTAGCATCGCATCAATGCACTCAATATCACCCTTGTTATAGTGATCAGGGTGATTAACATTATCCTTGCTACTAGCTGGAGTGAAAACTAAATCAAACTCAGGTCGATCACTAAAGCAGATAGTGTCGTCGCAAGCGCTAGAAAAGAAGGCCACGTCAGTATGCGAACATTGAGTCCGTGTCAATGATACCTTCTTTTTTAAGAAGCGCAGGAGAGTATTTAAGATCCATGTGTTCAACAAGCGCATAATCAGGAATCCGTAATTTATCTTTGTCCTTGACAACAGGAACAACACGGCGATGCTCCTGTTCCGGAAGTAAATCTTCAAAAGCTAAACCCATAGAAGATCTATCTGCAATGGGCCAGTTACGTTTACCCGTCAAAAAATAACTCTTGTGTGGATCACAGCTATCGCTAGTTACATACTTATCAGCCTGCTCTTGATCCAGAATCATCAACCCTCCGTAAGGGTTACCTAAAGATACAAAGCCCACGACCTCGTCATCAGTCGGGGCCAAAACAAACTGGCCTTTGTGAGGTACATCGCCCCAGCATTTTTCTGTCGGCCCTAATAAATTCCATTTTCTGTAATTATCGAAAGGTATTTTCTTGTCACCTACACGTTCAAAACGACAGAATCCAGGCTCAAGATTCAAGCGTTTAAGTTTATCTTTATATCTAATCCAATAATCAAAATGCTCAACACCAAATAACATATCGTTTTCTGAGTACATATAATAATCAAAAGCTTTAATATCTACTTTATTTTTCAAACTGTTCTTATGTGCCCAGCATAAATAGAACCCTTCGTACTCTGGAGAGGCAACAGTGAATGAAACAGTATTTAAACGTACGTGAGAACCAACTATTAAGCTAAATTCATCTAAATCTCTCCTGTGATCAGAATCGATAAAAATTTCAACCTCGCACTTAAGAGGCAAAGTCTCGTAACCCTTTAAAACTTTTAAGGTGGCCTCAACCCGACTAAGCGGGTCGTGTGCTGTAAGAGCTATATAAATACTTTCCATCAGTACTCAAGAGAGAAGTTGCCTCGGCGTTGCAAGAAAGTCATAAGGTGAGTATATGCGTCCAGTAGATCATCGTGGGATGTCGCACCAATGTTAATTAGCTGATCGATTAAGGCATCAAATTTCCTGTATTTATTAAATGTTACTTTTTTGTTCTCAAGAAGACCCAAAGTACCTCTAAAACGAGCCACTTTGTCTCCTCTGAAACCTTTCACCTCGTGGATGTGTATGTTGCCCAAACCACGTTCGTTCAAAAGGACTCGCCGCAAATCAGCAGCTAGTGAAGCTTGGTACGCAACAGCTTCGACAACTAATGTAACAGTTGAATACGTAGGGAAATACTGATCATCCTGTAACGCTAAAATGCCCCATTCGACAAGCATGTCACACAGCATATCGATCTTCTCCAAGTTACCAATAGACCTGACCTGGTGAGCGTCGATTATGTAGTATTTGTCGCCCAGCCTGCCTCCTAAAACAAACGCTGTGTAGTCAGAAGTTTCATTCTTACTGGCTGAAAGATCGATACCAACGGCTAGGGAATCAAACTCAGTCTCTACTTCTCCCTTAATAATCAGATCTGGTGAAAGAACCAGATCAGAAGTCATGACCGGTTGTTGCTGATACTGATAAGCGAAAGCGACTGGATCTAATTCTTTTTGACCTAACAAATAGTCAACGGACCACTGTTCTGGCCAGTAACTAACGGCTTCACCCTCTTTGTCGTAAGTCAGCGCTTCTTGAGCCACTTGTTTCCACCCCTTCTGAGGTATAAACATGGTCTTGTGGATATCAAGCGGGTGGAAGCGAGTACCCAAACAAATAGATCGACCACCTTCAAAAACAATAGGAGCAATAACTGAAGACCAGTTATTGTTCATTTCTTCTCTAATAGCCGGGTTTTTAATATCTGAGCTGGATTTAATAGGGTCATCAACGATAACTAAATGGGCACGTTTAGAAGTGATCGAACCGCGAAGACCCGCTGCACGAAGAGTAAATTCTTCATCACCGATTCTTGGGATACCGGCGTAATCAAAATCGATCGACCAACCAATATCACTCTGCATGCCCGCTTTGAGCTTTACTTTTGGAAAGACTTTCTTAAATTCAGTCGAATCGATAATTTGCTTAATAATCCGGCTCTTAGGTATAGCCGTGGCAATGTTATACGAACAATAGATAATTTGCAGAGGTCTCTGTGCTGTTGTGTGTCTACCGATAACCCACGCTGTAAATAGGTTTAGCACTGTGCTTTTAGCCGAGCCCCTGGGAGCGAGAATATCCAGATTTGGACCGGCTATATCGATTAAATATTTATTACTGTCACCCGTAATAAGTTCTCGGTGCCACTCAAGCATGTGTCTTGCAGGAGGCTTATCTAGAACCGTACAAAAAGTCAGGAAATCATCCTGAGCACGTGTAAAGACACTATCTGTCTTTTCTCCACCTGAATCAATGGCCTTCTGCGCCCTAAGTTTTAGAGCGCGCCTGTAAGCAAAGGTCTCTCTACTAGGCATTATCTAAAAGTGTCCGTATACTGTTACTGAATTCTACATCTGCATGTCAAAGATTCTTTGGTACGGAGACGCGGTCTCTAATACAGGATTTGCTCGTGTAACACACAGCGTACTAGAACACTTGTGTAAGGATAATGAAGTAGTTGTCTGCGGAATTAACTATACGGGAGACCCGCACGATTATCCTTTTAAAATTTACCCTGCCACCGCGCATAACCCTCAAGATCGCTTCGGTATCGGAAGAATTCAGCAAATCGTCGAGCAAGAAAAACCTGATTTCTTTTTCTGTTTAAACGATATTTGGATAGTTAATCAAGTTTGGGAGAGAATACACCTTCTTCGCGACACTCTTAAGTTTAAATTTATCGCTTACTTCCCAACGGACTCAGAGTGGTATCCACTCTCGATGCTTCGGTATATCAAAGATTGGGACTTTGCAATCACATTTACGATCGAACAAGCCCAGAGATTGATGGCTCACGGGATTCAGCCCAAGATGACGGGCGTCATTCCCCACGGATTAGATCAAAGTAAATTTTATGAAATCGATAAAGAAGTTGCTAGGAATAAGCTCGGGCTTCCCTTGGATAAATTTATTGTATTTAACGGGAATAGAAACCAACCGCGCAAGCTGATCGACCAGACGATTAAAGCTTTTGCAGAATTTGCTAAAGGCAAGAACGATGTTCTTCTCTACTTAAATATGGGAGAAAAAGATCTTGGTTGGGCGGTGAAAGAACTATTTGAAACTGAGATGCGTCGACGAGGCGAAGACCCGACGGCCAAGCTGGCACTGACTCCGAACATGAACTATATGTCGGCACCGCCCGACGAGCAGCTCAACCTTATATACAACGCAACTGACGTTGGTATTAACACTGCAAACGGTGAAGGCTGGGGTCTTGTTCCGTTCGAACATGCTCTATGCCGAAAACCTCAGATTGTTCCTGCCCACACATCGTGTAAGGACATCTGGAAAAACAAAGGCTTACTCATTGACGTTGCTGCCTGGATAACTGATAAAGATTTAGGGGTCGAGCGCGGCATTATTGATTACAAGCATGCAGCACAGCTCCTACAGGAACTCTACGAAGATGAGACGTACCGCAAGCATGTAGCCGACGCTTGTTACGAAGTGACTCAAAACCCTTCCTACCGCTGGGATAAGGTAGCCGAAGGTTTTAATAAAGCAATGGAGATTCTGGCATGACCATTCAGCACATACGTCACAATGCAGCTCTCAGTTATCTAGAGCATCCAGTAAACATTCGACCAGCAACCGGTTATCCAAACGTTTATCAACAAGCTCAGGATATCGGGGGCGAGTTCACTCGAATTCGATGGGGTTTGCCTGACCAGGCGATTGCCAACTTCAGCCCTTGCTTGCTAAATCACAAAGGTCACAGACTTCTCTCTTTTCGCAGTCAACCGGAGCCTTTTGTCTTCCGTCACGATCAAAAGTACTTCTACTACAACAACACGCCCACAGAAATTTACGTGGGTGAGTTGGTGTCCTATGACACTGTTGTCGGTGCTAAAAAGATCAGGAGCGGTCCACACCGCCTTAGCTACGAGGACGCTCGATTGTTTAGAGCACCAGACGATGAACTTTACATTCAGTTCATAACTAGCTCTTACGCGAGTAAATGGGATTCATCTAATCACTTACTTGTAAACCAACCCAAGGTTTGCGTGGGCAAGCTTGACGAATTTGGCGAAGCCAAAGACTGTGTTTACCCACCAGTCGGTCAAAATCTAGTAAGAAACAAAGCAGAAAAAAACTGGTGCTTCTTCACAGAAGGCGAGAATCTAAGACTGCTTTATTCAACAATCCCAATCGTTATTAAAACTCCTGGCAAACCTGACAAGACAATCGACTCAAGCTCTCTTAAATCGGTTGTCAGCGATTACCCAACATTTAATTCTACAGCGCCAATCAAGATTGGTGACGAGTGGCTCGTATTTTTTCACTGGAAATACATGGCTTATGACTCTAATAAACAAACTACGTACCTTCTGTATCACTTAGGTGCCTACACACTGGACGAAAATATGACCAAAATTACTCGTCAGTGCACAGAAGCGTTGTTTAGTGGGTCCACGGAAGATCAATTGATCTGGTGGACAGACTGTGTGGGCATGCCGATATCAAAGCAACCCGCTTGCATCCTGCCATTTGGTGGAGAGTATATCGAGGAAGACGACACGATTGAACTAGCTTTAGGAGTAAATGACTCCTTTATGGGTATATTTAAGTGTCCTCTTGTTAACGTTCTTGGTTTAATGGAGCCGGTAAAGTAATGTTGGATTCTTACAAGCAACAACGCTACGAACGCTTAGCTGAAATACTCGATGAATACATAGGGTGCTCTGGTGACGAATGCGGAATGGATTTCTTTACAAGAGACGTAAAGAAAGCACTTCTAGATATGCGGTGCTATCACGAAAAAGTGACGGACGATTGCATTCTCTTAGCGGATTTACTCGGCGGTTAAGACTTTTCTTCGCGCTCGATAGTAGACCAGACCACCAGCGATGCCTCTTCCAAAAGATCTGCCATCGTTGGTGAGTCTTCAAAACTATTCATTAACTCACGTAAACAACGATCCGCACCAGCAAGTAAAAGACCACGGCGGTCAACACCATCCGTGAGCTGTCTGACCGCTTGGATG